TAGGACGCAGACCAAAAGGCTTATCTACGTTAGCCATTTGTCTATCCTTACAAAAGTTTAAGTTTCAGCCGACTCGCGGCTGCCAAAAGTGGTACGAGAGCGACGCTCAGGAGTACCGATTCGCATCGTGTCATGAGCATTGGCCTTCAACATTTCATTGTCGACGGCACGTTGTTGATCTCGGGCCCGTTCTCGGTAATACGCAGTTCGCTCACTAGCCGTCTCTACAGGGATTCTCGCGAGCAACAAACTTCCGACACCAATGGTGCCAGCGTGTTTGCCGTCGTCCATCGACGAGGCATGATAGTCCGGGTACTCGTCAGCACGAACCAGTTCATACCCCTCGCGGAGCTTGGCTGCAACGTTGCTTCGATCATCGAACCCATTAGCTTCACGTCGAATCCAGCGATGTTGGAATCCTTCGGGAGCGGGTGGAGCATCCAGTTTGGAAGGAGGTGCCCAGGGACGGCGACGCGTGGACTTCTCGCGCGTCTGTGACGCACGGGTTTCACGTTTCAATTTAGGCACCATCGGTGCGCTATCGTTGGTCTGCATTTCATCCATGATTAATCCTTCACGTACTTGGCATATTCCTCAAGCGGAACGCCCAGTTTTTTGGCAATGGCAACTTGACTTGGTGTCAGCTTGACCACGCGGCGTGCTGATGTGTTAACCCCGGACGACCGGGCAGCAGGCGCAACCGTTTGCACGGGTCGGTTGGCTCTGGGCGGATTCATGTTATCAGAGCTATTCTGATTTGTGAATCGATGTGGAAAAGATTCCTGCATACGACGATCTAATTCGTTGTAGTACTGGTTATTGCGTGGCGAAACGCCCTCAGCAATCAGATCCAAGTGAATCGCGCGCGCCGCAGCCGTCATAACCTTGTCTGCGCCAAACCACTCATTGCGCTCGGCCCATTCTTCAGCCCGTGGATCAATAGCCGCTTGCTGCTGCACCGCTTGTTGCTGCTGGGCAAGACGCTGAGCCTGCTGCTCCCAGGCCTGCTGCTGAGCAAGCTGCTGCTGTTCGTAGGCTTGACGATGCTCTTCGGCAGAGGCCAGTCGCTCCTGCTCTACCGTGATGGAAGTCAAACGCTGGGTGGCTTCGGTCTCAGTATCAATGTCGCCTTCTTCACGCGCTTTCTTAATAATCTGCTTAAGCGCCATGACCTGCGTTTCGATACGACCCTTGGCCTCGCCAATACGCGCACCATCGGTTTGGACAAGGCGCTTTTCCGCCTCCGCAGCACGCTGCTGAACTTGCTTGGCGTATTCCAAGGCCGCTTGCTCACGGCGCTCGGTTTCGCGAAGCCGCGCAGTCAGCTTGTCAATGCGTCGCTTGACCTTGTCACTGTATTCGTCCAAATCTTCTGAAGAAGTTTCCTGCTTGGGCGCAGCAGGCGGAGCCTGCTCTTGCTCAAGCTTTGCATCGGTGCCGTCTTGATTTAACGACACCGTTGCCGGATCTTCATCTTCCCCGAGCTTAAATTCCAATTGCTCATTAGCCATCTCTAGGCTCCTTACATATGCAAGATATCTTGCGGATCGTTGATAAGGCCGATGACCTCATCGTCGTTGATAAACCGGATCTCTCCGCCATCGATCGGAATGCGTGCGCCCGCATAACGGCCAAACACAATCCAATCGCCCTTTTTGCACCACGCCCCGGCTGGGAACTTCTCGCCATCGGCATAGGCCAACGGTCCAAGTTCTAAAACATAGCCAACGGTAGTTGCAAGCTGCGTGCGCTTTTGTGTCTCTTCCGACAACACAATGCCGCCCTTGGTCTTTTGCGCGCCTCGATAAGGCAGAATCGCAATGCGCCATCCCGTTGGCCGTGGCAAACGGTTCAAGACACCTGGATCAAGGGTATCGGGCGAGAACTTGCCTTCTTCATCATAGGCATCATCAAGCACAGGCACACGGGCTTTTTCCTGCTCCTGCCACTTGCGTTCTAGCGCGGTCAACGGTCTTTCTTCAACGACTTCCATATCGGACTCCTGGGGTTAAAAATCTTCGGCTTGCCACTGTTTAATTTCTTTCTTCACTAACTCTTCAACCATGGTCAAGGCTTCAAGACGTCCGATAAGAAAACGATAACGCTCCATGTTTTGCACGGAACCGTTCACAAGGAACACCTGCGTGTCCTCACGAAGCTTTCTGATTTCTTTCAGTATGTGTTCTACAAAATTAAGCATGGCCACAGTCCATGAGAAAAGCAGGCAGATAGGCTCTGCCTGAAAGCCTTATGTTCAATAAATCTTAACAGGTCGGTTTCCGTCCTTCTTCTTCACAACCATCACGGGCCCCTGCACACCTTTAGCCAAGCCCCCTTCACGCATCTTGCGTGTCTTACCGGCTTGGGCATAGGCAATGGCAGCAGCCTGCTTAATCGCATCGCCTTTACTCTTGGGCTTACTGGTCCCGATGCTGCCTGTTTCCTTGTACTTCTTGATGATCTCGCCAATGTTGCTTGAGATCACCTTCTGACTCTTGCCTCGCTTAAGCGGCATTTTGATTTCTCCTTTGATTCAAGGCCTGCACGTTCTGCGCACGGCGCATATTGCGATCCATCATGCTTGCTCGCTCACGCGCAACCTGCGCACGCTCATCGGCAATGCGTTCTTGCGACGCGATCCGAGCTTGATTCGCCTGCATAGTGGCTTGTGTGCGCTGTTGTTCAATCTGCAAGCGCTGACGATCAATTTGTTGGTTGGCCATGTCGCTTTGTGCGCGGATCTTGAGCTCTTGCTCCTTCAACGCCACAATCGGATCGGGTCCTTCTTCGCCTGCGCCCATCAACTGGTTCTGGAGCTTGCGTGTTTCCTCCATAAACTGCGCAACACGCAACGCGACCATCGCCTCACGCTGTAAATCCGACACCATGCGATCGGGATCCGTGCCATAGGCCATAAATAGCTCGGCTTCGGCGTTCTCCTCAGCTTTCAGCCTCACATGCGACAAAATATGCTTCTGTAGCTCCATGGCTGACATGGGATTGGCCTGCAACATAGGTGAAAGACCCATCATCAGGTGTGCAAGGATGTGCGCATCGTGCTGCTGACCTGCAAAAGCACGCAACTGCATGCCATCGAGCACATCAGCGTTCTCGGTTGCGGGATCCTTGGGCATTTGTGTGTTTTGCGGGCGCAAAATGCCGTCAATATCGCGAACATTCATCGCTGCATAGACGCGGTAGTACGCTTCGTACATGTTATGCATCTGAGGCGCGCTCTGTGCGATCTGCAACTGCGTCTGTGCAAGCACCATCCGGTGCGCGGTGCTGAAAATGTTGGGATCAGCAACCGGCTGGATCGAAATCAGGTCATCGAAGTCCTTACGCTTGATCGAGCGCCTTGCGCCAGGGACATCGTAAGGGTACTCATCGGGCAGATACTGCGAAAAACCCTCCGCCAAAAGCTCAAACTCAAGCTTTTGCGCGTAATGAAGCCGTTTGTGAATCGCAGACATGACCTGCGCCCCACGCTCAAGCAATGCAAGCGTGGTTCCGACCGCTGCCTGCTGATTGCCGTCCCCAACTTGCATGTCGGCAACGCTGGCAAGACGCTTTCCGGCGTCCACACAAAAGCCAAGTAGCTGAAAAAGCGTCTGCGAAGGCTCTTTGTAGGGCAAAGGCAGCATGTTTTGCTGAATATCCGCCCCACCCACGTCAATATCACGCCATTCACCGGGCTGGATCGGCACATCGTCGTTCTCGATCCGTGCGCCTTTGGCCTTGAAGCCTGCTGGAAGGTTTGCAAGCGTGCCTGCATCCAACAATTGGCGCAGCGCCATCGTTGCTGTCTTTGAGAGACTGCCAATCAAGTGGACAAACCCAAGACCATAGGCTCCCGGGCCTTCGATCAAGAGGTAATGAACGAAGTAATTGCGCCTGTTTTTGAGTTTATCGCCCTCTTTCCAATTGCGACGCACACCCAAAACCTTCTTCGAGGCGTCATCGAGCGTCACAACGTAGGGAAGTTTGATGCCTGTAGGCTCACCCTTCTCGTCTTTGTCCTCAAAGCCCGGCAAATCCAAGTCCACCTGGAATTCCAAGAGGAAAATTTCCTCCGGATCACCGCTTTGCTGGATCCCAATTTGCTTATCCACCGAGTATTGAATGCGATTAGCGTCCGCTGGAGCTTGCTCCGGGTCCACTTGCACATCCAAATACTCACCCGCAACCACCCGTTTTCTGAATTCGTTGGAATCCATCGGGATGCGGTGCGTGATCCGTGGGCATTGGCTCATGACGCTTGATCCGTAGTACGGGATAAACAAGTCATCTGCCAAGACAAGCTTGGAAACCATGCGTCCAAGCTGAAAATCGTAGTACACCTTTTTAAATGCCGAGCCACCGTAGCCGGTGTAAAACAACAACTGATCGAACTCGGGCGTGTACTCCTTCATCACCGTGGTGATTTGGTAGTTCATGAAGTCCTGCACGCGCGATGCCTGCTGCATCTTGTCGATCGTCTCTTTGCCCAGGACCTGCGTGCGCACAGGACCGCCTGCTGGCATAAGTTCTTTCAAGGCTTGCGCCTGGAACTGCACGATCGCTTCGGTCAAAAGCGGGTGAGTCGCACCTGCTGCTCCTCGAAAGGGCTTGGTCCGCTCATCAAGCCTCAAGCCCAATAGCTCAAGGCCCTTGGCATAAGTCATCTCCCAGTCCTGGCGGCTTGACTTATCGGCCTCGAACAATGCGCTTAGGTCAAGCGCAATCCGCTGCAAGACGTCCTCTTCAAGGACCGGGGCAAGGTTGTCGTAGAAATCAACCGAGTCTTCTTCCTCAATCTCAACGGTTGCACCTTCCTCGTCAATGACGATTTCAATGTCCTCGCCGTCATCGACCTTGATCGAGGTCTGCGGCGCTTCGTAGAGGGCTTTGTCGATGGGCATGTCTAGGCCTTTTTGCGCTGGCTTATTTGCGCGAGTGTATCGAGTTGTTTCCTGGAAGTCGATGTTTCACGTGGAACATTGACGGAGCCGCCGTCTTTAAACCCGAAATAATCAGGGTTTTGACGACCAATAATATTCCCCGCATCATCGTACTTCAAGCGCATGCCCTCGGGAATGACCAGATCCTGTAGTCTTAGAATATCTCTGCCCGAAACATAATCTGGAACATCTTCGCCCATAGCTTTTAGCTTGGCGATATCCGTTTCGTTAAACACGCTAGAGGTTTTACGCATGCCCGTGT